GAACCGACTGGTAATCTGTCCGACGTGATCCCGGCGGATCTCTTGCTCGACGGTGTGGATGCGGTCCTTCGCGTCCATCACACGCGACCGCATCGCCACTTGCTGCTCGTAGATCCGATGCTGATTCTCCCACTTCTCCCGATTGAGGCGGTCGTTGAGCGACTGGATCTGCTCGTCCCGATCCCGCGTGTTACGTGCAGTCACGTCCACGGCAATCGCCGCTGAGTACAACCCGCGATCCACTAACTGCTGAAGCTGAGTAGCCAGGGACGCGGCGAACTGCTCTATGATTCGGGCACGTTCGGTAGCCCCCAGGTCTACCAGGAATGCGGTCGCCGTGACGGCGTGTACATCGTAGTCGGGCTCCAGATTCGCCGCTTCGGCGTTGTATGCGGTGACGTGCGCATTCAACGTATTCATCGAGGCCGTGCGAGCCGAATCAAGCTCCGCGGCGACTGACGTATAGTCCGTTGTCAGCAGGTCCAGCGTCGTGTCGTAGTCCGTGGCGTAGGTATTCAGCGCGGAGGTTCCCGACGCCAACAGGGCAGTGACCTGCGTGCTGACTGGCGTGTAGTCTGCCTCCAATTGAGCCAGGATCGTGTCGATGTCCGTGCTGATGGTTGTCAGGTCCGTAGCCGCGGTCGTCAGCAGGTCGTCCAGTTCGTTTGCGTAGTTCGTGTAGAGCTGCGCTATGGCTGTCAGTTGTGGGCTCTGTGTGGCAGCAAACGTGGCGAGGTCGGTGTCAGCTTCCGTCAACAGCGCTGTGATCTGCGACAAATGCGAGGTGTAGTTGGTGTCCAGTTCCGCGAGCTTGGCGGCGAATGTCGCCAGGAATGTCGTCAGGTATCCCGACTGGGCCGTAAGCAGCGAGCCAATCGTCGTGGCGTTGCTATTGGCGTTCGTTTCCAGATCATTCAGCTTAACGTTCATTTCCGTCAGAGCTGCGGACACCGCCAGAGCATCGGTAACCAACTTGCTCTGGTTTTCGTCTATCAGCGAATCCACCTCGTTCATGTACGTGTCGAGGTTGCCGAGGAACAACGCCACATGCGCGTTCTGCTCTGTCACCTGAGTCCCGAAAAAGGCTTCGGTGTTGTCGAGCATGCCATCCCAGCTCGCCACCACGTCGTTGTAGCGAATGGTGTTCTTCGTGGTGGCATCGTTGTGAGCCTCGACATACGACTCCAGCAGACTCTGCAGGATCAGCCAGTTCTGCAGCGAACTTCGCGTCATGGCGTAATACGGTACTTTGGGCGTACGAGTCGTGTCGTAGGTGATGCCCGTGATCTGCCACCCCTGAGCCACCAACCACCCTACGGCATCTTGCGGTATGTCAGTGATGGTCTGCACCACCCACCACGCAGGCGTGTACGGAGTCGCGATCAGCGATTCCGCCAGCAGGTGTTGATGCGGGTCATAATCTGGAACTGTAGTTGCGCCCATTTCCTAGCTCCATCTTCCAGACAGTACCGCAGTCATGATGACTTCTTCAAAGGCCCAGGATGTAGCCGCTGAGAGCCACAGGCAGCACCAGATCGCACGAGTCCGCGGATAGGCCACATGGTTGCGGCCTGCTGCCCAAGTGCCACTGGAGGCCACGTAGCTCGCGTAGGAGCCTCCCGCCAAGTGGGCGATGATCGCCGCCTTCGCATTCGCTGCCGCATCTTCCGCTGTGTCGCCCGTGACCAACCTCCAGGTCACAGTTCCGCTGCTAGTAGCCGTCGTGCCGTGCAGGTTCAGCACTCGTCCATAAGCGCCGAGACTCCCCAACTGGAACGGTCCCAGCGCCACATGACTGTTCGCGGTGCTGGTGTCGTACGGCCAGAACGAGTCCCTCGCCGTATCGTAGAACCAGTCCACCGCCGCGGTCAGCGTGATGTAGACTCCGCGGTCGGAATGCTGATAGGTCAACACACAGGCGGCGTCCGAAACGCCCGACAGCTCCGAGGGGATCTTGTCCTCGGAAACCGCCTGCAGGTTCCCGCCATCGGCCTGCATCGAGTACAGACCGCGTGATGATAGAAAGTAGATCGTGTCGTGGTTCACGCACCAGGCACTCGCACCAATGATTCCGACTTCGCGGGAGATGTTCCTCCGCTCACCCGTCGTCGGATCGCCCTGCAGTACCCACACTTGATTGGCGGTGAAGCAGATCAGGTAGTTGTCCTTGTGCGGAATCACCGCGACAACTGTGGCCCCGGTCTCACCGCCGATTGCCAAGGGCCAGAACGTGGCCCGCTGCGTATCGGAAATGTCCTTGCTGTAATCGAACGTCGTGTGCGCCCCCTGCCGACTGGCAGTGATGACCCGCCCGCTGAAGCTGATTGCCCGGTCTCGATAGACCGGTGATGCCTTGGCAACCGCGGCGATGCCCGTGAACGAGCCACCGCGCAACCGTTTCGTCAGGACGTCCTCGAGCCGCACATTCGTCGCCCAGGGGGCGGGGAATGGTCCCCGGCCCCCTGTTGACGCGCGAAGTCCCAGGCGTCGAACGACACCCGCGGATGGGAACACGAGATCGAGAGCCTTACGAGGCATTGTTACGCGCCCCACAACTCCAGCAAGAATTGTCCTGCAGTGTAAGTGCCTACTGTGCCGGCGGCTCCGCAAGTCATGTAGATGTACTTGTTGGCAGCAGGCAGTCCAGTGAATGCGACGGGAGTCTGCGGCGCTGCAGACCACGCACCACCCTTGGTCAGCATCACGGTCTCTTCTAGTGCTGCAATCCCGCCATCGAACACACCTGTCGCCTCAGTGGCATAGTAGAAGTCGATGTCCGTGACGCCAGTTGCTGGCGTTTCAAGACAGGTGACCTGACCATAGAACAACGTCCCGTTCAGCGCTGCGGTGATTCGTCCGAGATACGCCGCGCTGGCACCCTGACCGATGATGTCCAGATCGGTCGTCGAGGACTGGAGCCCCGTCAGGTCCACGAAGATGGTTGTCTTGAAGAACTGGCCGAACTGTTCCACGCCACTGTAGAGCAGTGTGCCGGTTCCACCAGTGATTCCCGCACCGCCGGTCAACCGCTGCACCGACTGATCGCAGGCCGTATTGATCTCCGCTCCCGTCGCCGTGAGGGCAGTGGCCCCCAGCGTCAACGTCGCGACGGTCAACTGATCGACGGACATGTCTTCGGTCGCCGCGTTCGTACCCTCCTGGGCGAGAACTCGCCACACGTACTCCGTGCCGATCTTGATCGAGTAGAACACCACGAAGTCGCCGGCACTGCCGAACGTGATCGTTGTGTCATTGTCGGCGTTGTAGCCGTAGCAGGTGCCCGATGCCGGGTTCACCGTCAGCGTCAAGGCCCCGACGTACACATCCAGCACCACGGCGCAGAGGATGCCCGGCTTCGTGGGCGCTGCCAACGTGCGGGCTTCAGCACCGGCGGTCGTCACCCCGCACACCTGCCCCCACATACTGATGTTGATTGTTCCACCGCTACCAGGATCCTGAACACGACCAGGACCGAAAACGTCAAACGCCCGAAACATGTCATTCAAAGTTCGATGCGAAGACATAACTCTACTCCTCGTGAAAGCGGGGTTCGGGGAAGTCCCTTGACCCGGAAGGAAGAAACAACACGTAATGTCAACCCTTGGGAGTGATGCTGATCGTCCCTCCTCCAGCATCGACACCCTTTATGGCGCGGCAACCGAACAGCGCAGTCGGCAACTGGTACGCCTGACCTGCCGCAACGGTTTGCCTGCAAAGAACGCTGTTTTCATCGTACACAGGCAGGTACGTGCCACCGGGAACGTCGGCGGCATACCACGTAATGGAAGTCAACGACGAGCCTGCCGGGACGAAAAACGTCGCCCCTGCGTACGGACCAAACAGGATTTCCGTACTGTTGGCGACTGCCGCCGCAATGGTCACGCCTGATAGCGTGACGTTGAACCTGTCAATCATCACCACTCTCCTATGTCTCGCTGCCGTTTGCTGTAGTACCGACCGGTCGGCTACATCGTAGTGCCGTTAATCGTCACCGCCCCCGTACGCAATGTTCGCGATGCCCAATCCACAATCTCCGTTCGCGGAGCGTCAGCGCCCAACGACGTAGGACTGGTCATTTCCAGATCCGCGGTTATCGCCAAGGGCAGCAACTCCTGAAACCGCTTCGTGTGCTGGCTCTGCTGCTCGTCGAAGTTCCGCTCCGCAGCCGCCAGGCATGCCTCGGTGATAAGCTGCGCCAGGGATTCGCCACCCACCGGATACTGATTCGTCACGTCAATCATCGTGGACCGCAGCTTCATTCGACCTTTCAGCACGTAGACTGCATCTGGTGTCGGATACAGCGACAATCGCCTCCGAGAACCAACTGTGGGATCGAACTCCACTGTCCGAATGCCGTAGTACAGCGGGCGGTCGGTGTACGGGTTGTCCTGAGCCAGTCGCAGGATCTCGGAATCGTGTTTCTCAGTCACGGGCGGGTAGAGGTCCGATTCGCCGGGCTCAT